TTGTAGTACCACCTGTTGCAGTGGCATATCCACTAGGAATGCGCAATGCAAAAGGCATAGACAAACGAGTTGCAATATTTCTACGTAACTCTGCTCTGGTTATAGTTTGACGTGCCATATTTATTCTCCTTTATCGTGAATCACCACGAAATTCGTCCCCACCTGACCCATATTTCTTACTAATCTTACTCCACTCTTGAGCTACCACCATATTATCTTTTGGAACAGTAGCGTTAAGTAGGGCTTTACGTTCATATAGTTCTTGTCTTGCCTTCTGTCTCTGTCTAAATTCATCTGCAACCAGCTTAGGTACTTCAGTGGGCACACCTGGTTGTAAAATCCATTTCCTATGTTTGATTTTTATTTCATCTGCTACCATGATAGACCTCTGTACTCCGTTGTCATTGACAGTAGTAGGCACACCAGGAGAGACAACAATTTCTTTTGGTTGAGAAGCCAGGAAAGATTCAAATTGTAGAGCACTGACAGAGTTCTCTGCTCTGGTAGCAGAGATTGCCTTCTGGATACGCTGGGCTTCCTGTGCGATAAGCTGGGCTTTCTTATTGGGGTCATCAATACGAAACTCTTCTGCTCGCTTGTTTACCTCATCAATAAACTTTTCCTTATCCTTCTCCCACTTCTCTGCATCCTTATCGTACCTATCCATCTTCTCACGCAGCTTTGCTAATTCTTGTGCTTGCTGGTCTTGGTTATGCAGGATGGAAGTCTGCCCTCTGACAATCTGCTGTAACATCAATGAGATATCTAATGCGTTTAGGTTGCTGGCTTTCTCAAATGTTCCATCTACTAAAGCCTTTACAGCAGGGTCTTCTCCTACACCGTCCATACGAACTTGTGACTCTAGTCGTTCTATCTGTTCCGAGACATTATCAACTTTCTTTTTTCTCGGCATTTTATTCCTCACTTTCTGTTGTAGTTACACTTTTCATCCCACTGTGATCATCAAATATTCTTATCATATTCTCTACTTCCTGTTTAGCACCAAGATATATATTCAACAATGCACTCTGTTTTATCATTTCTTCTTGTCTCAAATTATAATCCCTAGCTGGATCAAAACCAGTGTTATCTGGATTCTTTGCAAGGTTTAATAATCTATCCAACTCTTCACATGCTCCATTTAGTTTATAGAACTTCTGTTCTTCATCCTTAGTTTTCTTATTGATAAATGCTGAGCGTATTTCCAGTTGTTGTCTGAACCCTACTGAGTTGTCTTCAAACCCATAGAGTGAACCACGCAGTAAATTCCAGCCATTGGGTTCTCGTATAGTAATCCCCATACCCTCTGCTCTACCAATCCAGTACTCAGCACTTGGACGTTGATGCCCCCACTCTGTATTGCTAGCCATCTCGAAACCAAAGATACCAATTTCTTCATATCCTTCCATGATTGCCATAGCCATCATGTAATCAAAGGATGATCTGAAATATTTTCTTCCAAACCACTGAGCATAAATATCTAGTGGGTACTTTTCAGCAGATGGGACGAAGGGAAACTTCTCTTGCATGTAAATTTCAAAGTCGTGCTCTTGCATCAACCATTCAAAATGTTTGGGGTCATTCATGTTGTCTGCCCTACTAAAAGAAATGTAGGGGTGTATCTGAAACCAACGATCTATCTTTGGAAAGTCCTGAACATAGCCCTCATTACAACCCCAAAACTCATAGTCCTCATCCCAGGGGGTTTGTTTACGAGTAGTAACAGCAAAGCCAACCAAACAAACTTTTTTCTTTGACACAGAAATCCTCTCAAAATTATTAAAAGGTGGGATAGAAATACATCCATCCCACCAGTCTAGTTATCCTCTACAATAATGTGTAGGTTATCCAACTCGTGAATAAACCAGGTACACATCCATCTGACCAACCAAGTTTGATGCACCAGAAACAACATTGATGTCCTGATCAGCAGAATAGATTTTTCCTGCACCATAAGCATTCAGGTCAGCAGTAAGGGCTGTAGTCAACAGCACATTTCGTGATGTCTTCAGCTCAGATGAGATAACTGTACAAGCTAAGTTTGCAGCCTGCATCCACCCAGCAGCATCATCACTATCACCAAGGGTAATAGCTGCACTACCTGTGTAAGCAGTAACAACTTTAGCAAGAACCTCATGCACAATCGTTCCAGCTTTCACATTGAATAACGCTGTGGTCGCAGCTTCGGTTGGCACAAGCACATCATTTCCAGTAGAGCCATTAGACCCTACAGTAACTTTTGCAATATGAAATAATCCACCATCAACAATCGGGGGAACCATCTCACCTTTGATCGGAATAGTTTTAGCAGCCATTTTTCACCTCTTAATAATTATATGTATTTACTTTGTCCAGATCAGTTTTGAATGTGATCCAGAATTTTACTGCACCAACTTTACTGTCAGTACCAGTTGTGAAGGTTGCTATAATGTCCTGTGCAGAAGTGTATTCCTTAGCCAGTGCAGCCCCTACATTTACAAGGGTAAGACTGGAAATTTCAACGGACAGTAAGGCATCAGCATCATCACTATCACCAAGAGTCAAGAGTACATCACTAGAACCTGCATCAATGGTAGATGAGATAATCATGCCTGCACTAAGAACCACAGTGTTAGCTGGAACTCTGAATAAAGTAGCAGTTACCAGAGTTGTACTGAAATTAGTCTCAGTTGAGACAGCAGTACGAACTACATCACGTGCCCATTCAGTCATACCTTGCCAGGGGGCATAAGCTGGGGGCTTTAGAATTTCAACGGTCATAGTAAACCTCCTTCAGGCTTCGTCAAACATACTAAGGGCTTTTACAATCAACTGTCGCTGAACGCATTGGTATGTTTGAGCACACGAATCCAATCAGAGTTTAGAACCTCAGGAGTCAATGTCATCTTCCACGCCAAAGAACCACGCTGATTCAATGGATCAGAAGCACCAGCAGAACCAACAGGTTTCAAGATAATGCTAACTGGATTGATTTTCTGTCCAGTCAAAACCTTGCCCATGTCATTCTGGTTATCAACATCTTTGGGTTCTTCAATTCCAGCCAAGCCCAAGATTGCGTAGGATTCACGACCAATGAAGAGTGCTGAGTAAACATCTGTAGTAGAACCTACACCTACATCAGCCCATTCCTTTGCATTGGATGTAACAAAGAATTTCATTCGTAAAAGTCTTCCTACATATCCACTGCGGATAGCTGAATTGGGTGCTTCCTGAACAAACATGTTCACGAAGGTTGGGTCTAACATCAGACTTGCCCAGGTGTGGGGGTGGATGATTACAACAAAGTCTTCACCATCAACAGGTAATGCCGAGGCTGCTTCTAGTGCAGCATATTGTTCAACAATATCTTTGTAGCTGATGTCATGTGCAGGTGAATCTAAATCACCAACAGCAGACTGCCCACCTGAGTAGTCAATCGTTGCATAGGCATTCAACTCATCACGAACAATAGAGTCAGCACTGAGTCCACACTGTTCTCCTAAGATACCACTCATCTCAGAGATGATGGGGTCATAGGCTTCAAGTTCAACAATGTCTGAGAACCCCATCCAAGTTCCGTAAAATGCAGGGGTCATGGTAATGAGGGTAGGAGTTGGTGAAGAGGTTTCAGCAGGTGTAGTACCTTCAACAAGAGCTGTAGTATTAGCGGAGAGAGTTCCATACTTACGAACTTCCCAGCTACCATACTTATTGATACGGGCTTTCATAGCCCAACGACCATGCACATACCGAGGGATGGCACGCATAAGCAATCGTTTTTCGTAGAAAGTTTTGATTGCATCCGATAATGTAGTAGTATTCATGTCAGCCATGATTTACCTCCAAATTGTTTTTGTGATAGAACTACTCCATTGGAATAGTCCTTGGGTCGATAGTTCCTTGCTCCAATTTGGTAAAAAATTCTTCTGTGTTTGGGTAACGTTTTTCAATGTCAGCCCAACTTATCTTTGGAGCACCAGAATTTATTTGATTTGTAAGCGGAGATCGTTCTGGCACTTCAGGCTGCTGTGGGGTTGTTTCTTGTGAGGGCTGGGGTTGTTTGAGTGTCTGAACAAGTCC